CTGTCTCTGTATTCTACTTCATCTGATGTATTAGATGTTCCATATTGAATAGCCCAAATATTATTAAATTTAGATTGACTCCAAAAAGAATCATCATCAATTATAAAAGCTATTCCCTCTGTAGCACCCTCATCATAATTTTTTGTAATTTTTTTATCTTCAAAAACTACAGCCCAATTGCCTTTACTTGCCATTTTATTCTCCTAAGTTTTTATTATATAAAGTAGTGCTACATATGGTTGCACAACTGAATTAGCAGTACCTACAAAGTTTGCACTCATATTGTGAGAGTGTCCACCACCATCTCCTCTATTACCTGTATATTGACCACCACCCATAGCACCTTGAAAAAATATTTGCCCCATACCACCAAAAGGCTGACCTACAATTAAGTGATTGTGTGATGAAAGTTGCGATGTTGATAGTGTTGCGTTTGCTGTAGAACCAGCAACATTTCCTGTAGGTGTAACTGTGTTTGCTCCACCTGTTGATGCTAAAGCTTTAGACGATGATTTACCTACTGCCACGTTGTCTTGCAAATCAGGTAATCCAAATGTGCTTGACCCATCTCCTGAACCATAAGTAGTGCCTATAGCTGAAAATAAAGCAGAGTAAGTAGATCGTGAAACATTTGAACCATTACATTCTAAAAATCCTGTCGGAACTGATGATGTACTCCAAGAAGTTATTGTTCCTGTTGGTAGTGCATCAATCCCTGAAAGATTTGCTCCTGAAAAATTATATTTTATAGCTTCGTAATTACTCATATTATTTCTCTATTAATAACCAGCCTTGAGTGTCGTCATAAAAGACTAAACCAAAACCAGCTCTTTCTGTTGCTACTGTTAAATTTGATGCAGTTCCTTGAATAGGTTTTCCATTTCTATTTATAGTTAAATTGTTAGAATCAAATGTTGCGTGTGAATCAATAAATCTTATTTCATCTCCTTGTGATGGCGATGCTGGTAAAGTTGCAGTTACAGTACCACTTGTAGTATTTACAAAATTTTTACTTCCAGCAGTTGCAGTAAAATCAGCACTTTTTACTGACCAAGCAGTTGAACCAACATTTATATCTGCACTCCCATTGTATAATTTTAAAGTCGTGTCCGATGTGTCATACCAAAG